CTGGCGCTGTCAGAGAACCTACCGTTCGACTGGCTGCTGCTTCACAACCTGCTCGGAACGCCTCGCCGTCTGACGTCTGGACGTCTTTAGGCGCCGTCGTGTGCCGGCCTCGGCATGGCCAGGGCGTGCGGTGCGCGGTCCGTTGAACGGCCGTTGATGACTCCATGAATGGGTCTTTAATCTGCCTTCCTGAGACCCGTAGTTCGTGACGATCAATTCTTTGAAGTGCGTCAGCCCCACGTTCGAGGCGGTGAAGCGCGTCGTGATGCTCTGCATCTGGAAACCGCGATAGCGTTCCCGGACGGCCGGCTTGTCGGCATCGGTCAGCAGGAACTTACCCTTGATCTGGCGCAGCGCCTCGGCCAGCTTGTCGTGGCTCCGATCGGAGAGCTCGTACTGATACCAGTTGTGCGAGCCGGTATAGGGCGGATCGATGAAGAACACCGTGCCCGGCCCATCGAATTTCTGCAGGCAGTCCAGCCAGTCGAGCTGCTCGATCGAGACCCGCTCCAGCCTGGCGCTCACCGACCTGGCGCGCTCACGCAGGACGGGGATCGTCAACGCGGTGCCGGATTTATTCGAGGCCGACGCACGCGAGAAGATGAGGCCCTTCGACGCGAAGCTCGTCGAGACCAGGAACAAGAACCGCGCAGCCCTCTGGATCTCCGTCAGCCCCTGCTGCTCGCGGAAGTCGTCGAACATCTGACGCGAGCGCAACAGCCAGTCGAGCTCGCGGTCCAACTCCAGATAGTGGTACTTCAACACGCGGAACAAGGACACCAGGCGGCCGTCGATGTCGTTATAGATTTCCACCTTGGCGGCCGGCTTGTTCAACAGGACGGAGCCCATGCCCCCGAACACCTCCACGTAACAATGCTGTTCCGGCAAGAGGCCGATCAATTGATTCGCCTGGCGGACCTTTCCACCTGGCCAGCGAGTCAACAGACACGGGCGGCGTGCGCCTGGCGACTTCATGATTTCCTCCCTCGCGTCGGAATCGGATAGTTGGCGACCGTCAGATGTCGGAGCAGCCGGCCGGCCTTGCCGTCCTTGGGCACCGAGAGCTGCCCGACGATCACGGTCCAGGGCAGCCCCCGATACAGCGAGCGCACGTCCTGACAATCGGTGTTCGTCATGAGAAACCTGCCCCGGATGCGGCGCAGGCGATCGGCCAGGACATCCTGATCGCGCTCACTGAAGGGCACGTCGTAGCCGACCGCGCCCCAGTAGGGTGGATCGCAGAAGAAGAAGGTCTCCGGGCTGTCGTACTTTTCGATGCACACTTCCCAGTCCAGATGCTCGATCGTCACGGTCTGCAGCCGCTCGCGCACGCGCTCGATCACAGTTTGCAGGCCATTAATATTGCGTCCTGCTCCGCCTGGTGACTTGCCCGTTCCAAAGTGCTCGCCTTCCCCGCCGAAGCCGAGCGCCTGGCAATAGAGGAAGCGCGCCGCCCGCTGGATCTCCGTGATGCCGGTCTGCTCGCGGTAGGTCTCGAAGAGCTGCCGGCTTTTCAGGAGCGTCGTCAATTCGGCATCCAGCTCGCCGGCGTGGTACTTCATCACGGAGAAGAGGGAAAAGAGCCTGGCGTCGCGGTCGTTGTAGATCTCCGTCTGCGCGCGCGGCTTGTTCAATAGCACCGAGGCCATGCCGCCGAAGGGCTCCACGTAGCAGCGGTGCGGCGGAAAGAGCGGCAGGAGCCGGTGGACCAGCTTCGCCTTGCCGCCGAGCCAGCAGGCGACGGAGAGCGGCCGTTTCATAAAGTGCCCCCCCCCCCGTGCGATCGCAGGTGCGGGTGCGCTGGCGATGATGGAGCTGCTTTGTCGTCACGCGTCCTCCTTATGCTCTATGCCTCCACGGCCCAGGTGCCGAAGCGGCGGGCGGTGAGCTCGCCATCCTTCATGCACGTCAGCACCAGCCACGAGCGCGGCGTGCTCGACGAGAGATACTTGCCGGCGGCCTGGGCCGTCTGATTGCTGCTGTCGGTGTTCGACACGGTCACGAAGAGCTCGGAGCCGTTCGGATCCACACGCAGCTCCTGCGCGGCATCCACATAGCAAATGTAGCGGTGCCCGCGCTTGGCCGCCGACACGCTGAATACTGTAAGCCCGGCCGCCCCTTTGTTCGTGAAGATCGTCTCGCAGTCCGCCGGCGCAACCAGCGTATAATTTCCGGTTTTATCCACGACTGGCAGCATGGCTTCCGCCTCCTCGATGTCCAGGATGGTGAAATCGAAGGCCGGCATCCGGCCGGCCACGGCATTGCCCGGCGTGTAGTCCGCGCTCACCACTTCGCCGGTTACGAATGGATCCATGCGGTCCTGCAGCCGGACATGATCGCCGAAGGCCACATTGGCATGATGGAGTCGCGTCCGGCAGCGCACCAGTTGCCGGCGCTCGGCATAGAGCCCCAGGTATAGATCGCGCAGCGCCTCGGCCTGGGCGGCAACCCGTACAAAATCCATCTGAAAGAGCGGATCGTTGAAGAGCCGGCCGTAGCGGGTTTGCGAGGCCGCGTCCACGTCACGGCTGATGCCCCGATAGCTATCCGCGCTGTTCGGCATGGACCAGTCGCGGTCATAGCGGACGTTCACTTCGTTGACGACGCCCGCGATCGGCAAGCGCTCCACCTCCAGGGTTTGCTTCTCCCCCTGGAGAAAGACGAGCCGGTGCGTCGTCAGCACATGATCGGGCTGCCGCAGCCGCTCGCGCAGGATCAACGTGGCGACGCCTGCCTTGAACTTGAGCCAGCAGCCGCTCTCGAACGCCAGCCGGCCGGCGACGTCCTTTGCCCAGAGTGGTTCCCGCACACAGCCTTCCAGCGTATAGAGCGTGCCCTGCCGATCGGCCAAGGTCGAGAACAGCGCAAATTTGGCTGGGCCCAGGCCCATATAGGTCACCAGAAAATGCTTGATCACGTGCCGCGCCAGCGAGATCAGCCCGCTGGGGGTGCCGGTGTAGGTGCCCAGCGCGTCGTCCGGATGCCCGTCCACGTCCGCCAGCACCTCCACGCCCACCCAGGTCTGCGCGATCACGTTGCCGATGTGCGTGGTGGCCGAGCCGGTCTTCGTCCAGGTCGCCTGCCCGATGACCTTGCGGAAACAGCGCGCGACCGAGTAGCTGCCATTGGTCAGCGTGCAGTTGTGGCCGAAGACCAGGCTGTTCGAATCCGTGTTCAGGATGAAGTTCGTCGTCGGCTGCCAGACGCCGTTGTTATAGAAGGCGATGACGATCTTCTCGCCGCCATGCTTCACGTAGATATAGGCGCCGCTGTTCAGGGAGCCGCTCACGTTGAGGGCGATCTCGTATTCAAAGGAGCTCGGCGTGCCCGCCGGGTCGTTGAAGCTCAACGTGAAGTCGTCGGCGTCCGCGCCGCTCGTGCTGGTGAGGGTCGCGCTCGCCGGCAGGCTCGTGCTCGTGTTTTGTTGCGCGAGCTGCGTCTCGCCGTTGGTGGTCCCGCCGATCGTATCCTGCGTCTGCGCGTTCACCTTGTCGGGCAGCGAGGGATAGCTCGTGAATTTGATCAGCGTCACCTGATGGCCGTCCACCGCATCCACGTTGACCAGGTCCACCGTGTACGCCGTGCCGAGCTGCAACGTCGGCTCCTCTCCCGGCCGCCGCGCGTAGACTTTCTTGACGGCTGTGCACTTATGGCCGGCCGCGAGGAACTTCGCCGTCGTCTTCTTCTCCAGCACCGTCGCGCCCTTGTTGTGGGCCACGTCGATCCCGCTCACGCCGGTGAGCTTGCCATGCACCACTCCGTTCAACGTCTCCGTCGTCTTGCCGGTCCAGGTGAATTCATCGGCATCGCACAGCCCGGTTCCACTGTTGGGGATCGGGGCATCCGATTCGGAGAAATACAGCACCGAGGCCCCGGCCGCCAGATCCTGCGAGAGCGTGGAGACGGCGCCGGCATCCACGCGCAGACACGGAATGAGCTTCAGCGAACCGTAGCAGATCGGCTCCAGCTTACCGACGTCGTCGCGGTGCGCATTGGGCCAGTTGTCGGTGGTGACAGGGAGCCCCGCCGGCCGGTCCAGGCGCTCGATCGCGTCCACAAAGCGGACCTGGAGCGTCTGCTCATCGTTCCATTTCCAATCGCCGACCGTGCCCTCCCAGATCTTCACGGGCGGGTCGGTCACGGCATTGAGATCGCGCCACCAGAGATAGAGCGAGATGACGGTCTGCTCCGGCCGGTTCGTGCGATCGGTGAGCCTGGTCCAGAGCGTGCCCGTCCCGTCGCGGCCGCCGGGGATCTTGCAGATGACGGTCATGTCTCCGTCCACCACGGGCGTGGCCGCCAGATTCACGTCGGCCACGTCGTCGAGCCGCCCCCAGTCGCCAACCGTGCCGAGGATTGCGCGGTTCGCACCCCCCCAGTTGTTCACCGTGAAGGCCTGATCGCCGTAGAACTCGTCGCCCGTCGCCCATTCCATGCGCAGGAGCGTCACCGGCCGGCTGGCCATCTTGGCCATCTCCGCCTTGATCGTGTCCGTGAAGGACCCCTGCGGAAAGGGCGTCGTGAGATCTGCCGCGAGAGTGACCTGCAGTTGCAGCGACGCCTTCAGATCCCCGCCGAGCGAGAGAGTCGGCGCCAGCGTCAGCGACGTCGCCAGCGCAGCTTGCAGCGGGATCGCCAGCGTCAATACCGCGGAGAGGCTCAGGCTAACGGTCAGCGAGGCCGCGAGGTTGTGGATCGTCGCGCCCCCGCCTTCGGGCTCCGCGTTCAGAGGGACTTCGTTGAGGGCGCCTTCGTTGAAGCTCATTTTTCGTAAGAGATATTCACCGCGCCGGCGTCGAAGGCGTCGGTCCCGTTGACCGTCGTCAGGCGCACGGTGGTCAATTCTGCGCTCAGGGCTTTATGCCCTGCGTTTGAGCAGATATCATCTGCATTGCCTAATCCCGTCGTTCCGTGCGCCATCCATGAAAACGTGGCGGCGTTCTCAAGCGAGAAGACCATCGCTCCATAATAAATAGACGCGGAGGCCCCGGCATTGAAGATCGCCACACCAGTCGTAATGGAGTTGGCCCCGCCACCTCCATCTGGCATGGACTTTGAGATGTATCCAGTCGTTTCAATCCCGCCCGCATCACCGAGTTGGATTTGCACGACGCTCGTCCCATTGGTGGAGACGCCCACGAGCATGACGGTGATGCGCTTCGTCCCGGCCGGGATGTTGGTAAAATCAATCGAGGTCCCTGATGTCGTGGCCTGCTCGGTCCCCAAGGTATGCTGCGTGGGGGGGGCCGCCTGGCTGACGAGCCCGGCGCTGCGTTCATCAATCCAGCCGAGGGTGGCGATGCGGACCACGGCGTTGGCACTCGATGCGCCGGCCCGGTACCGTACTTGAGACGACGTGTTCGTGCGCACTCGTAACGATCCAACGGTGTTGACCAGCGTGGGCCCGACGTTCCCTCCCCATAATGTCCCGAGCGGCGCGGCAGTTTTTGACGGTGCTTCGTCGTTCGCTGACGGGTCGCTGATGTTCAGGTCCGCGTTGGCCACGCCGTCTGCATAGCTCGCATTGATGAGCGCGTGCACGTTGATGCCGGCTGGAACCGAGAGTGTGGCCAGCACCGCCGCAGTCCCCGGCGTGGTCACGCTCACGTCCAGCACGGATGCCTTGAGGCGGAAATAACTCCCGTCTTGAACGAACGCGACGATGGTACTGCCGTTCCACAGGATGCTGCCCACGCGCCGTTTGCGCGTGAAGCCGGGCGGGAGCGTCGGCGAGAGCGACGTTGAGAAGAAGCCCTGCGTGTTCTTGCCGGATCCTCCGATCAGGAAGACATGGAAGGTCTTGGCCCCGGTGAGATTATCGCTGGAGTCCCGGCCGCCGCTGGGCGTCCCGATCGCGCTGTATTCGGAGAAGGTGACATCGAGCTGCTTGACGTTCGTGGCGGTCAGGCGCAGGTCCGCCAGGTCGTCGTCGGCGCGCGCGGCCCCGGCGGCAATGTCCAGGTCATTCGTCGCATCGCTGCCGTTGTTGGCGAGCGTGAGGCCGGAGAGATACCCAAGCGGCAGGATGCCCTGCGTTTCCGAGAACGACACCTTGGCATCGGACCCCCTGGAATCGATCCAGCCGAGCGTGGCGATGCGGACCGTGGTGCCTGCGCCGGATGTCCCGAACCTCGTCCGGACCTGCGAGGAGGTATTGGTCCGGATGGTAAATTGCATCATCCCGCGCGTGGTGGTGCTGCCCGAGATGTTGCTCAGGGGGGCAGCGGATTGACTGGCCGCTTCATCGTTCGCGTCCGGATCCGAGAAGTACGCGACCTCGTCGGCCGCGTTGCCGAGATGGGAGACGTTGAAGACGGCCTGCACTTTGACACCAAGAGGAACGGTCAACGTGCGCAGCACCGCGCTCGTGCCGGGATTCGTAAAGTCCGCATCCAGCACGGAGGCCTTCAGCCGGAAATAGTCGCCGTCCTGGACGAAGGCGCGAATGTTCGGCGTGGCATCGGTGCGGATCGCGCCGACGCGGCGATAGTAGGTGTAGCCCGCCGGCCGGTTCGCGGCCGTGACGCTCGTATCGAAGCCGGCGTCGATCGTGCCGTCGGCGTCCTTGACGAGCAGGAAGGCGTGATACCAGGTGTTTGCCGATTTGGAGCCGGTGAACAGCCCGCCGGCGTTCGTGCCGGCCGCCCAGGCCGCATCGAGCTGCTTCGTGAGCGCGGTCTTGACGACGAGATCGAGGACGTCCTGCTCATCCCGGCATTCCCCCACGCCGAAGTCGATGTCGTTGTTCGCATCGGCGCCGTTATTGGCGATCCCGCAGCCGGAGATATAGCCGCGCGGCAGCAGGCCGCGCGCGGAGAGCGAGGCCATGACGGTCTTGGTGCCGGCGGCCAGCGTGAGTTTCGCGCCCGTGGAGCTGGCCAGCACGACATCGCGGGAGAGCGTATCGGGTGTCGCATCGGTGACCGTGCCGATGCCTTCTTCCCAGGCCGTGCCGTCGAGGATGGTGTAGTTGACCTTGGCGCCGGTGCCGAAGCCGGCCACGAAGGTCTGGAAGCCGGAGGCGGCGCCGGCGAGATTGACCGTGCCGGTCCCGGTCGTCGTTGTGCTTTCCTTGACGCGCGGCGCGACGCGCTGGCTGGCGTCGGCGGCCGGCGGCTGGAAGACCGATGCCGGCAGCGCCGCGAGCAGCATCCACGCGATGAGCAGGGGCGTCAGCCGTGTGTACCGAGCGAACCGTGTCAGCATCATCGTCGCCACTCCTTGTCGGCTACGCCGCCAGCACATCCAGATCGCCCGCCTGGAAGCGCACGGTGTCGCCGTTCTTAACGTCGCGGCTGGCCGCGAGCGCGCCGTAGAACAGCATGTCGCCGCTGCTCGACCGCGTGTGAAACGCCAGATGCGTCACGACGCCCCAGTCCGCGCTGGGCGGGCCGAAGGTGATCGTGGCGGCGTTGTCCGTCAGGCCGTTGCCCCCGGAGGGCGCGTTCCAGTTGGCATCCAGCGGATGCAAGGCCACGCGCGAATAGCCGCCGGCGCTGACTTCCGTGCCGCCGCCGGTCTCGCCCGGCGCGGCCGTATAGAGCGCCATGAAGAGCGGCAGCTTGGGCAGCCCCTCGGCGATCGTCTGCCAGGTCACGCTGTTGTCGGATTGCTCGGCCCCGAAGGTCGTGTTCCACGTCGGTTCCACGCCGCTGCTGGTGCCGGCGATGACGCAGCGGAACCGCCGGTTGTTGTGCGTCGTCGGACGCACGATGTCGCCGACGCTGTAGGCGGTCGTGGCGGCCCAGGCGTTCAGGGTGAGGTTGCCGGTCCTGAACTGGTGCTTGATAAACAGATCCTCGAAGAAGTCCGTCATGGCCGTGGCGAAGATCGGCAGCGCCAGCAGCGACGTCCAGGGCAGCAGGCCGGAGAGGATCCCCGCGAGGAGGAACAGCGCCAGCGTCACGAGGTGCCGGAGCGCGGGCGCGTAGGCCACGCCGCGCGGCGTGTCGCCGCGCAGCCATTGCACGGCACGCGCGTGATCCTCACTGGAAAAGGCCGCCGGCCAGTGCTCCACCGCTTCGCCATAGCGGACGACCAGGAGCGCCGGCAGCCAGGGCAGCCAGGCGTGCCAGACCTGGACCTGCTCGCCATAGCGCGCCTGCATCAGCACGGCCCATTCCTGCAGCGCCACCGGCACGGGGCCCATCGTCGGGAGCTGTTCCTGGTAGGCCCGCGCGCGCAGCTCCGCGAGCCCGCGCTTGCCCAGATCGAGCTGCGCGGTCGGCGACAGCGCCGCGAGGATCCGTTTGGCCGGGATGCTCTTCTCGTTCGATGACATACGTCTCTCCTTCAGCTCGGCTCGACCTGGAGCGTGGCGCGCACGCGATGCCGGGGGACCGCCGGGTTCGTATAGGCCTCCGGCGCGTACTCGAATGACGCCAGCCGGACCGTTTTCACCAACGCCGGCGACTCGCTATTGTCCGTATGCGTGAAGGTGAGCAAGTCGTCCTTCACGACGGCGTTCTTGAAATTCAGCAGGTCATCCAGTTTGGTCTTGCTCACGTGCGGGAACTCGCAGGCGAGCACCTCCAGGGGCGTGAGCCCCAACTCGTAGGCCACGATCGCGCCGCCGGCCAGGCGGTCGGTCACCACGCGCGCGCGATCGAACTGATGCGCGCCCCGGATGTTTCCCTTATCGAGTGTCACGGTGGTCGCGTCCTTGGTCCAGGTCACGTCGGGCATGGGTCACCCCGAGAAGCTGAGCGCCCGCAGCTCGGGCACGACGTTCTCGCGCACGAACTGGCGCGCCGCCGAGTCGCCCCCGACGACCGTGCCATTGAAGTTGAAGATGTTCGTCTGATTGCCCCTCTCTGTGGAGAGCCGGCTGAGGGCTTGATCGCGGCGGGCCATCAGCTCGGTCAGGGCCTTGACCCCTTCCGTCTGGAATCGGAAGGCCCCGAACGTGCCCATCCAGTTTTCCGGCTTGAGCCGATTTTGCAGCACGGCCATTTCGCGGTCGATGGCGTCGAGCGCAGCCCGCGGGGATTCGGTGCCGAAGAAGAACGGATCCAGCCCCGAGGCGATCGGCAAGTCCCCTTGGGGAATGAAGCCGGCGGTATTGACCGCCGTGCCCCGAACCGTCGCATCGGCCCCGCCCCCGATCACGCCGACGGCGCCCTCGGACTGCTTGACCGCCTGCGTGGCCGCGGCCGCGCCGGCCGCCGCCGCCGCCTGCTCCTTGAGCGCCTCGGTCTGTTGTTCGATGGCCCGCGTCGCGTCCTCGACCGGCTTGGGCAACTGCGCCTGCTGTTTCGAGAGCGCCTCGAGCGGATCCAATGCCTTTGCGAGCGCCTCGCCGACCGCGCCGAGCGAATCGTGAAAATCTTTCATGGCCTTGTTGCCGGTCGAATTAACGAGATCCGCGAGCCCGCGGATAACGGGCGGCGCCTCCACGCCCATCACCGACAAGAGCTTGCGCCACCCGTCTTCGATCAAGGCCAATGGTTCGAGGAGAAAGGCGAGGGTTTTGTTCACCCCGGTCACCAGCGCATCCCACGCGGCGAGCACGGCGAAGGCGCCGGCCTGCGCCACGAAGCCCATGCGGAGCCAGAAATCTTCAATCCTGGCCTTGACGGCGGCCATCTTGTCGCTCATCGAGACGGTCCCGTCGCCGACCTGCTTGAGCAGGGCGGGCGTCTTGGCCATCACTTCATTCAACAGGAGCATCTGCTTTTCCTGCTGTGTGATCTCGCCCGTGGCCTTGCCCGCACGCTCAGCGTAGGCGGCGACGGCCTTGTCGAGATCCACATAGAGGCCGATCTGCTTGAAGGCGCGGTCATTCACCGCGGCGATGGACTGCAGCAGATGCTGCATGGCCGCCGGCATCGTGGTGCCGAGCACGTCGCTGGCCACCTCGGCGAGTTGTACCAGTGTGCGCAACTGGTCGAGGTTGAGTCCGACGGCGAGCGCGCGGGAAGTGAGCTCGACCGCGTCCTTCATCGTGAGCTGGCCGTTCGCCAGCGCGATCACGTCCTGCACCACGGTCTGTGCCGTGGCGCCGTACTGGCGGAGCTGCGCGTTCACGCGCCCCACGGACTCCTCGAACGACGCGGCGGTTTCCGCGAGGTCCCACGCCTTCTGCAGCGTCAAGGCGGCGCCGGCCGCCACCGCCGTCAACTGCAGCCAGTTCGCCTTGACGGTCTCCCACGCGGAGGAGATCTTGGCGGCGCTCTGCGTCGCCTGCCGCTCCATCCCTTCGATCTGTCCGGAAACCTTCTGTAACGTCGCCGTGCCGTCGTCCTTGACCGAGAGGGTGATCTGAATGCCGTCAGCCATGCGTCAGGGCTCCTGTCTGCTCATGCGGTTCCGGATGTCCGCCAGGGCGATGAGCCGCCGCCGCAGTCCTGCGGCTTCGTCCGGCGTCAATTCCAATTCGCAGAGTTCCCACGTAGTCCGCTCCCCAATCGCCGCGATGCTGATAAAGACTCTCACCGCCAGCCCGTTCAACCAGGACAACGGCCGGCACGGCTCGCGCGCCTGGCAGCGAAACGGCTGCCCCGCCAACTCGCAGAGCGCGCGGCATTGGCCGCAGTTCAGGCCGGGGTTCGCGTTTTGCCAGGCGACCCAGCCTGCTAGGGCGTCAAGGTCGCCGGCTGCGGAGGGTCCACCTGGTGGCCCCCCAAGGCCACCTGCAGCGCCAAGTTGATCAGCACGAGCCACGGCAACTCGCGGATGCGCTCCTTGGCAAAAGGCACCGGCTGGCCGTCCTCCGCCGTCAGCCCCTCCCATCCCACCAGCGCGCGCTCCAGGAGATCGATCGCGATCGTAACGCGCTCCTGTTTCTTCTCAGTCTGCCCGAGTTGGTCGAACAGGGCGGCTTCGAGATCAGGGGCCAGACGCTTGACTTCGAAGACCACCTGCTCGATGCGGATCGTGTACCGCGCATCGTGTTTGATTAAGCGAATCGGCATGCGGGCTCCTCTCTCGTTACGCCAGATAGTTGAGCTCGGCTTCTTCCTCGATCGCCATGAAGCCGTTGGCGCCGCCGTTGCGGTAGGCCATCAGCTCCACCTTCTGGTTGTAGGGCGCATTGCCGCCGGTCTGGATCTCCACCTGGCCGTTGATCAGCACGTTCGGCAGCAGCGCCGTGAGGAACTTGCCGCCGAAGGTCCACTGCGCCTTGACTTGCAGTTGCGTGCCGGCATTCTGCCAGGTGCGCCAGGTGTCGGCGGCATAGCGCGGCAGGCTCACAGCTGCCACCACGCGGCCGGCGCCGTTCTCGAGCGGCTCCAGCGCCTGGCGCTGCGCCGAGACGAAGACCTGGTCGAGCGGACGCTGGTGCCGGATCTCCAGGCTGTCCACGGCCATCGCATCGCCGCCCGCGAGCGCGTCCACCTGGTCGCCCACCAGCAGCGTGAGATTCTGGTGCAGCGGAAAGCTCCGCACAGTCTTCAGGCCGGCCAGCACGCCCGCCGTGGTGATCGGCGTCTGATCCTCGTCGTAGCCGACGACATCATAGGTGGCGCGCAGCCCGTCCGCCGGCGTGGAGCGCAGCGTGCAGTTCTGCACCTTCATGCCGAGGTACTCGTGGACCGCCACCTGCTTGTCGATCGCGAGCGTGGCAGAGAGCCCCTCGATCGTGTCGGCCATGAGGAAGCTGTCGGTAAACGACGTGGTCAGGATCCGCCCGACCATGTTCTTCGTCGCGTCGTTGGCCCAGGCCGCGTCCTTGATCTCGAAGTTGCCGCCGGAGGCGACATCTTCCACCGCCACTTCGATATTGTCCGTGGCGCCGGCCGCGTAGGTCCCGACCAGGCGGCCGTGCAGGGGGACGGAGGCCGTGAGCGTCGGCGACGTCGCAAACGTGAACTCCACTTCCTGGCCGTTGTCGTCCTTCGTGATCTGCCCCACGTCGATCGTGGCCGAGGACCCGTTGGTGAGCGGCGCCTCGTCCGGATTGCCCGCCGCATCGCCGTCGAAATGCGCCTGGACGTTGCCGGCTCCGGCCGCCAGATTGCCGCGGCGCCTGAGCCGCAGGCGGATCGCCACGCCGGCGGACGCGGTCACGGCCGGCGTGAACGAGAACGCCAGCATGACGTTGTCCGCCGCCGCCACGCGCAGCGGCACCCAGCTCTCGCGCGTGAGGTTGCGGTAGACATGCCCACGCGCCTTGCCGAAGGTCTGCTCCAGCAGGATATGCGCGGGATCGGTCGTGAGCAGATAGCGGAGCTGCTCGACCAGCGGCCCGCCGCAGCGGATCATCCCTAGCTGCCCGAGATATTCCACCGCCCGGCGGCCGTGGCGGAACTCGCTCGACATGGGTCCGCTCTCGGCCTTGAGATTTTCGCTGATCAGATACAGCGGCTGGGAGGCCGCCACGCCCGTGATGAAGGCGTTCTGTTTGCCCATCCCCGCCAGGGCTAACATGGTCAATCCGCTTGGCATGGTGTCCTCCTCTTGTCGTTACGCCGCGGTTCTCGCTCGGTCATAGTGCACCTTGAGCTCCAACTCGAAATATCCGAAGGGCCTGGCCAGCAGTGCGGCATGTTCCGGCTCGCGCCGGCCCACCTCCGTGTAGAGCACCGCCGGGCCCAGGCCCCACGTCTCGTCGGTGTAGGTGGCCACGATCAGATCCGCCAGCGCGCGGTTGACGGCGCGGTCGCGGTTCTCCGAGTCGGCAATCCAGCCGACGATCAGGACGGTCAGCAGTTCGTGGACGTCCCGGTTGTCGGCGTCCTTCGGCTCCTCCAGGCCGCCCACCACGCCGTAATAGGGCCGGTCCTGCGCCAGGTCCTGGCATTCCTCCGCGAGCTTCCAATCCCGTCCCACCTCGCCCGGCGTGTACCAGTAGGTGCCGCCGGCCGCGAGCGTCGCGAGCCGCGCCCGCACGGCTTCGATGATCCGCTCGCGGATGGGCTCGACTGCAGGCGGCATTCACGACTCCTTCAATTCGCGTTTACGTCTCGTTGAATCCCTGGAGAATCGCCTGTATAAACCGCGTGCGCGCCGTCGGCATGGCCTCCTCGAACGACGGCCGCAGGAACGGGCGCGGCCGGATCCGGATCGCCGGGATCCGCGCCGACCGCGCGAACACCAGCCGGCCGTCCTTGCCGAGAAAGCGCAGGGCCTTGGCGAAGCGCGGCCGCACGATATGCGGCGGGATCGTCCCGCCCTCCTCATGGATCCGCGCATAGATCGCGCGCGCGCCCAGCGTGCCGGCCACGCCGGATGCCGTCTCCCCCACGCGCGGCGGCCCCAGCGAGCGGCGCAGATGCCCGCTGCGCACCTTGAGCACGTCGCCGGAGACTTTCTTGGTGGCGCGCCGCCAGACGTCGCTCATCGTTTCCTTCATCGCCGTGAGCATAGCCGGCCGCACCGCGCGGGCCGCCGCGGCGACGCGCGCGCTGGTCATCCCCACGATGCCGACCTTGAATGCCAACACGAGTGCCCCCCATCCCAACCCCCGGCGCGCCGAGACGCGCCGCGTTCCCGTGGTCACACCCGATGCAGCCGATAGCGGTCGAGGATCTCCCGGACCGCGTCCAACCGGCTGCGTTGATAATTGGTCACGCTGCCGTCGGCGATGCTCTTGCTCTGAATGCCCAGCAGCGCCTTGTCGCCCAGGTCCCGCGTGAGCCAGATCAATTCGATCGCCGCCTGCTCCAGCAGCTTGAGTGCGCCGCTCCCCGTCGCGAAGCCGCCGCCGTAGACGGCCTTGATGTTCCGGAGCCCGCCTGATGTCGCATGCTCGTCGAACTCGATCCGGCCTGCGCCTTCGTCCTCGAGCACATAATCCGTGTTGTTCGTGAGCAACGTGCCGGCCCCATAGGCCCGGTCCGGATCGTCATGGATCGATGTGATCGAGGCGACGGGGGGGTTCTTGAGCAGGAAAGATTGCTGGCCTTCCCGCAGGCTGTGGTACTCCGTGAAGGTCGCCTGCTCCAGCTTCCGGTTGCAGTAGGTGTTGGTGAACTCGTCCACGGCGGCGATGAGCCGCGTGAGCTCCGCGTCATGCGCCGTGCCCGTGACGTTCTTGAAGGCCTTGCAATTCGCCAGCGTCGTGAGACTCATTTGTTCGATCCCGGTCCCTTGGCTTGTTTGTTCTCCGCCGGCGCCGCTTTGAGCGCCTCGGCCCAGTCTTCCGCGACGAACATCGTGCCCAGCGGCTTCGGCACGTCGTATTCCTCGCCCTTCTTGTAGAGCTGCACGGCGAGGCCGTCCGGCGAGGCCGGCACCGTCGTCAACATTTTCACGCGCATCGTGGTGTCTCCTCTTTGAACATCGGGCTGACCGGGAGACGCGGCAGACGCCGCGCCTCCTAGGAACCGACGCCACTGTTGGCGAAGCCAGTTCATCGCTGCCGTCAGACTACGGAGTCTGAGTGGCACCAGCCGGGGCATGCCGCGCGTGGCTCAGCACGCAGATCGCGCTGATGTCCGCGTTGCCGGCGTTCAGCGCCGGCGTAAGGGTCAGCCGCGTGTACTGCTTGCCGCCCTTGTAGCCGCACTTGAACACCTTGTCGTCGTCGGAGAAGATGAAGCTCGGCAAGGAACCGAGCCGATCGGCGGCCGCCACGGCCACCGCGCCCGCCATCGCGGGATCGTCGCTCTCCTCCAGGAGCGCCGTCACCGTCATGTCCACATCGGCCAGCGTGCCGGTGTTGACGATGTACTCCGCGCTCTCGTAGCCCGCGTGGTTGATGATCTGTCCCACCAGGGCCGTGTTGTCCGTCGCCCGCGTCGGGCTGATCACCCGCCGCGAATCGATGTTGTCATGCAGGTCTTTCATGGTGTCCGTCTCCTTTGCGAAATGGTCACAGCGTCCGTTGCCGTTCTGCTCGATCCTGAATCCGCCTACGTGCCGACGCAGAAGTACGCGATCACGTCGTTCGCGTCGGTGGACGCGACCAGTGTCGGATCGGTACCGCCGGTGTTCATCCAGGCATAGACGTCGATGTTGGCGCCGTTCACCACATAGGTGAGCATCGCCACTTCGTCTCCTGGGGCCGTCGAGCGCACGTCAGTGAGCTGGCAGACCGTCACCGATGTCAGGCCGTGCGCGAACGAGGAGGGGTTGGATCCGTCCAGCGTGACCGTGCCGCGCGCGAAGCGCATCGTCGTCCCGCTGATCTGGAAATTGCCTCCGGCCGCGACGTTGAGCGTCCCGCCGGATTCCACCGTCTGCGTGCAGCCGCTGCCCAGATGCCAGCCGGCTCCGCCCTGGTCCATGTAGCAGGCGACGTTCTGCGCGATCGTGCCGACGTGCGTGGCTAGCAGCATCGACACCGACAGCGCCAGGACCGCGAACAGTGCCTGTCGTGTGCTCAATGTTTTCATCGTGTGCATGCTCCTCTTCGAGAGTTCGGGGAGAGCGGGCTCTCTCGCGCCGCCCTCCCAGTTGCCTGCTCAGCCTGCTTCGTGTTCCGCACTAGGCCGAGATCGTCTGGGTGCGGATCGCCTCCGCCACCACGACCTGCGCGCCCACACGCCGACGGAACACGAACTCCACCGTGCCGGTGTTCTTCGCCGAGAACGGATCGCGCAGCACCGTCATCTGCGAGCGGTCCACGATGTAGTAGCCGCGCTTGAAATCCCCGAACGCGATCGGCTTCGTGCCCGCGCCCACGGCCGGCATGTCCACGGCCTCGTAGTACGGCCGCTCCAGCAGCGTCGCCGGCGCCACGCCCGCGAGCCCCGGCTGCCAGAGATAATTCCCCTGGCCGTCTTTGAGCTTGCGAATCGAGCCGATGCTCGACCGCTTCATGGCCCACACGCCGTTCTTCGCATAGCTGTCCTTCACGGCGTAGAACAGGTCGATCAACCCATCCGCCGTGAGCAGCGTCGCGTGGCCGCTGTTCGTGGTGGCCACGGCGGCATTCGTCAGGATGCCTTCCGGCTTCCCGACGCCGCTGCCGCTCACGAAGGCCAGCCCCTCGGCCACGCCGAACTGCTCGGCCGCTTCCATCTGGAGTTCGGATTCCAGATTGAAGTCCGAGTCCTCCAGGTCGTCGTTCGTGATCTTCACGTAGGCGTAGAGCTCGTGGACCGGCATTTCCTCCAGGCCGTATTTCAAGCCCGTGGATTCCGCCTTCGTCCCGGCTTCCGCCACCCACGCGGCCGCGAAGGTGCCCGTCCGCTTGCGCACCTTCACGGACTTCGCCGACGTCGTCCGCACGCGCGAGATCGAGCGGAGCGGCGAGAACTCCACCACGCCCTTGAGGATCTCGTTCGTGGTCTCCGGCGTGGCGAGATAGCCGCCCGTCGTATCGTCGCCGATGGTCATCAGCTTCTGCTGGTCCGGCGAGAGCCCCTTCTCGTCCTTCCGGCACCAGGTCTCGAAGGCCTCGCGCCTGGCCATGCGCTCCGTCGCCGGCATCGCATACCACTTGCGCATAAACTCCGGCGCGCGCGCGCTCTTCGAGATCCTGGCGATCACATGCCCGGCCGCTTCGAGATCCTGGTCCACCGGCACCGGCGGCCGGTTGAACTTCGTCTCGATTTCATCGATGCGATCGCCGAGCTTCTGCAGCTTTTCAGTCCACTGCGTCTGCGTGTTTTTCCCCTCAAGCAGCAGCCGATCGTTCTCGGCTTTGAATTGCGCGCCCAAGCCTTTCAGCTCCTCCAGCGCAGCTGAAAGTTGCGCTGGCGTCACGACCGCCACTTCGCCCAAGGCGAAGGCAGCCAGCCACAGCCAGGACGATCCGCTCGGTTCGAGCAGAAACGCGCCCAAGGACAACACGAGACAGCCAAGCCCGACCATCAGGCCGAGCGTCAGATCGCTAAACTTCTTCATGGCGTTTTCCTCCC